TGCCAACGACAACGACATGATTGATTACCTGCAGCGCGTCGCCGGCTATTGCGCCTCGCCGTTCACCACCGAGCAGGCGTTTTTCTTTTTCTACGGCAGCGGCGGCAACGGCAAGGGCACCTTCCTGCGGGTGCTCAAGCGGCTGCTCGGAAGCTATGCCACCACGGCGAGCCTCGATCTGTTTCTGGCGACAAAGTACGAGGCGCACCCGGAGGAGCTCGCGGCGCTGCGCGCCATGCGGCTGGTTATCGCGACCGAGACCGAGGCCGGGCGCTCGTGGAACGAGGCCAAGATCAAGGCGCTCACCGGCGGCGACTCGATCCGGGCGCGGTTCATGCGGCAGAATTCGTTCGAGTATCAGCCCTGCTTCAAGATCATTGTCAGCGGCAATCATCAGCCGGCGATCAAGAACGTCGACCCGGCCATGCGCCGGCGCCTGCAGCTGGTGCCGTTCGAGGTGGCGATCCCGACGTCCGAGCAGGACGGCACGCTCGAGCATCGCCTGCTCACGCAAGAGGGACCGCAGATCCTCGCTTGGGTGCTCGACGGCTTCAACGAGTGGCGCAAGCACGGGCTCTCGGCGCCGGACAAGGTGGTGAGCTCGAGCGAGGAGTATTTCGAAGATCAAGACCTGATGGCGCAATGGATCGGCGAGTGTTGCGACACCGGCGAGCTTGACGCCTTCGACTACTCGATGACGCTCTACAACTCTTGGAAAATCTTCGCCGAAAAGGCTGGCGAGCGGGCAGGCAGGCTCAAAGCTTTCATCACCGATCTGCGCAACCGCGGTTATCAGCACAACCACGCGCGCAACGGCAACGGCTTTCACGGCATCCGGGTCAAGCGCGATCAGATGGTGGATTGACCATCGAACTTCATGGAGGACGCAGAAATGAAAGTGCATCCCGTTGCCGAATTATTTCCGATGATGTCCGACGACGAGCTTGCGGACCTCGCCGCCGACATCAAAGCCAACGGGCTCATACATCCGATCATCACCGCTATGATCGACGGCGAGGAAACGCTGATTGATGGCCGCAATCGTTATAAGGCTTGTGAGATCGCCGGCGTCATTCCGCGCTTGGCCGATCTCAACGGTGGCGACCCGACGGCATTCATTCTCTCGACCAATGTTGCGCGCCGGCAAATGACGAAGGGCGCGCTCGCGATGGTGGTCGCGAAGGCGTACCCGAAAAGTGATGAACGCGGCCGCGGCAAAAAAAGCGCGGCCACCGCGCATTTTCCGATGGTCAAACCGCGACGGCTCGAAGAGGCTCGCACGGTGCTGCGCTATGCGGGCGAGCTGGCCGATGCTGTGATTGCTGGGACGACCTCGCTCGATCAAGCTTATGAAATTGCAGGCGAGCGCAAGCAGGCAGCGCAGTCCGACGCAGCGAGAATGATCACGCTCCGTGCAGGAGCGGCTGACCTTGCTGACCAGGTCAACGAGGAGCGGTTGTCGCTTTCGGAGGCATTCGCGGCGTTTGAACAGCGACAGCGCGATGCCAGCGAACGGGAAAAAAGTCTACGCGAAACATTGATTCGATCCGTCGAGGCCTCGTTGAGTGTCTTAGCGTGGGCAAACGACGAGTTTGTCGCTGATGTGCAAGCACGGCTAAGCGATCCTGAATTTCGAGACACGCTGATCAGACGCTCCCGTATCGACGCTAGGCCAATAGCGGAAATCGAGCGGGGCGCGGCGGCGCTCGCACGGGTTCTTACTAACTTAGGAGAATGAATCATGATGCTTGAAGACGACGACGCTCCCGTTGTTGCCGATAACCTGCGCGAGCTTTTGAACACCGAGAAACGCAAATACATCGAAGGTCGTAAGGAGGAGGGCGGCACGGCGGAAGGATTTCGCCAGCGCATCCGCCGCCAATATGCGCGCGATCCTTTGAAGTTTGATTCGTTAGTTCTCGATGCGCTGATGGAAGCTGCGACTAAAAATTGGCAGGCACCCCCGCGCAAACGAGGCAAGGACCTGTTCTCGATTGCGGAGATTTCCATCCCCGAATTTCTCACACGCCCAGCCGCTGCACACGTAACGGCCGAGACGTTAGACGACGAAGAAGCTTTCGAAAAGGTGAGCCAAAAGTTTGCGACCGTCGCCGATCTCGCCGAAGACGTGACGATCAAGCTGCGCAAAGCTGCACAATCGGCTGCGGCTGCGAACGAGTTAGCGCAAGCTTTAGACGAAGCGCGGCGACGGGCGCGCGGCAAGGAAGGTGCATTCCTGCATGACTTGATGGACGACCCGGAGTGATGACCGCTGTGCCGTCATGTTGGACCACAGTTGCCAAGTAAATCGTGCTCCACTGACCGAACGGCGTGGCGACTGCTATGACACGCCAGAGGTTGCCGTCGAAGCACTGCTTCGGGTTGAGCAGTTGCCCGAGCTTATTTGGGAGCCCGCCTGCGGCGCGGGCAACATCGTGCGCGTGTTGCGCGCCGCCGGCCATAAAGTCATCGCCACTGATTTGAACAACCGCGGCTGTCCGCACGGTCGCTCAGGTGTGGACTTTCTGCTGCTCGGCGGTCCGCGCTTCGACTGCGACGCCATCGTCACAAACCCGCCCTTCACGCTCGCCGAGGAGTTCCTCGAGCTCGCCCTCGACCGTGCACCACTGGTGGTCATGCTCTTGCGCTTGGCATTTTATGAGAGCGAGCGGCGCCGGGACATCCTTGAGGACTGTGGCCTGGCCCGCATCCACGTCTTTCGACGGCGCCTCCCGATGATGCACCGCGAAGGCTGGCAGGGTCGCAAAGCCAACTCCGGCATGGCGTTCGCTTGGTACATCTGGGACCGCAACCATACCGGGTCGACCGTCATCGACAGGATCTCGTGGTGATGACTAGCCCGCTGATCCCTGCGCCGCCAGCGTGGATGTTCTGGGCGATCATCATCGCGGCCGCCATCACCTTACTGTTGAGCGCCTGCTCGTATCCGCTGCGCTTCGACCCCAACCGCCAGGATTTGCAATGGAAGCAAGAGCAGTGCCTCGCCAAGGGCGGCTCGCCGAAGGAGTGTCGACCATGAGCGAACCGGAGGATTGGGCATGAATAAACTCTCCGGCCGCGCTGCGCTCGTGCTTGGCGCTGTGGAGCGGCAACACGAACGCGTCGGCGCCCAGCTCGCCACAGCGCGGGTCTACGCCGACGCCGGCAAAACCGACGAGGCACGGTTCGTTTATCGCGAGGCTTGGCGCGAAGCAAAACAGTTGGTGGCGCGCTTGCGTAAGCTCGACGCAGCGCTCAAGCGTAATCGCTTCCTGCTGCCACCGGGCGAGCGGTTTCAGGTGGTGAAGTGAAGGGCTACCCACATGACCCGCAATTTCATCTTCGTTGCCTCTATCCAATTCGACCAACACCCCATCAGCCTGTGGATCGCACAACAATGCCAAGTCCACCCAGACACCTCCGATTACTCGCAGTGGCTATTCCGCTACTGGGAACGCTGGCGCGTTATCCATAACGTCCCACCCATCCCGTTCCGAGCTTTCGTCAAAGCCCTTAAAATCAAGGGCTTTAAACAAGTGCACCGACGGGACGGTAATGCTTTCTATGGCTTGCGCGCTAAATCAGAACCAATACATGAGAAAAACCAAATAGCGTCGCGTGAAGCGTAAAACCAGCTACCCTTCACACCTGTGAACCTTGTGAACCATTTACCCTTCACGGTACGTCGACGACCTCCTCAAATTTTGTGTGGTGCAGCAGAAATTGTGCGTTGCACCGTTCACAGCCTTCACAAGCTTCATCAAAAAACATAAGCATTATAATGCTGTGAAGCATGTGAAGCATGTGAACCATATGCGCACGCATTAAGACCCCCCCTATGCGCCTGTAGAGGATAACTAGAGCGTTTCCTTCACATCCTTCACAGAGAGCCCGATGGAGCTCAGAATTTGCCTTTGCAACTCCGCTCGCTCCGCTCGCTCCGTCCCTCGGACGGCCTCTTGTTTCTGACCACCGAATCGGTGTCGAATTTGTACCGGGAAGCTACCGGAAGGTAGCGGCCCCGCCGGCCACCGCCCCCGCCTGCCCGCCGCCGGCGGACGGCGACCGACCACCTCGGCCGGGCTCGAGGCGATGGCCTCGACCGGCCGAGGAAAGGTCGATTGCCGGGGCAGCGGCGGCCGCTGGTACGTTTTCGAGGCTGGCGGGTAGTTGGGAGCCTTTTGAGCAGCAAAATTGCTGTGTGCGCTTCTAATTGGTTTTCGAGCTATGCGCCGCGGGCATAGCATTGGAGTTTGCGGTACTCCAATTCACCATTGATATTATTGAGCTTTTTGCTCTGTGTGTCCGGGTTGTGTGCCCGCCTCGAGCTGGTAGCATTTCATTCTCTGGCTTGAGCAAATTTCATTTGCAACATCAATGGCTTATGTGATTCATTTGCATCGTTCCAAGCTCCAATTATCCAACGATATCAAAGGCTTCCGAGTGCCTTGAGGGCATGGGATAGCATACTATCCTATGCCTTATTGCTTGTAAGCTTTTGATTTTAAAACAATTTTTTCGACGAAAAAAATTTTTCGGCGTGAAAAAAAATGGGCCGGGCCAAGGGCACCCCTTTTGCGGACGGAGGGGTTAAAAGTTCCAAGGTAGAAAGGTACCGAGGGCATAGGGAGGGGCGCTGGTGCGTTATTTTACCGGATTGGGTATGAACCAGTGCCCGAAGTGGGTAAAACGCATGGGTGAGGCTAGGAACTGGTTTGTCGGGGGATTGGTGGTGGAAGTACCGTTTTGGTTGCTGCTGTCTGGTGCTGCGGTGGTGGGGGCGGTATTTGGGTTGATTGCGCTGTGGATTGAGTACCGCCACTACCGGGATCGGTGAGGCATGAGATGGGGTGTGTGGTGCGAGGTGACTGGCGGGACGGTCACGCGCCGTGCCTGGTTGAAGCACGAGGATGCGCTTGCGGTTTACGACAAGCGTGAGGAGGCCGAGGCTGAGGCTAAACGGCTGCAGGCAACGCTCGGCAGCAATCCCAACCGCAAGGCTGAGTTTGTCTACGTTGCGAGGCCGATGCCATGACGAGGGCTAGATGGACATTCGCCTAGTCAACATGACTGCCGAGCCGATTGAAATCGAGGACGGCCTCGGCGGTCGGCTGGTGCTGCTGCCTGGCGTGCCGACCGACTACCCTGGCGAGATTGCTGGCGCGGATCTGCGCAAGCTGTTGCGCGAGCTCAAGGTGCGGATCAAGGACGTGCCTGGCGGGCCGCCGCCGATCGAGTACAGCGATTAACACTTGCCGCCGGAGCGATGGACGCCGCGTTTGTAGCTGGCGTTGAGTGCCCAATTTGAAATTGCTGCGGCGCTTGCCTTGCTGTGGCCGCAGCGCTTGAGTGCCTCGTAGGTTGCCGGGTTTTTGATGCTCTTGCCGTGCGGGAATGCGGCGGTGCGCACGACTGCTCGCCGGAAGCCGCGAGCAAACCCTCGAGCGAAACCTCGTCTTGCCATTGGTGTTCTTCCCTTTCCGGTGTTACCTGATGCGGTAATATAGGCTCCCCGATGCGGGAGGACATGCCATGGCACCATTGACCACCCGACAGCGCAAGGCGTTGCGCAAGAGCTCGTTTGTTTTTCCGGGCAAGGCTCCCGGGCCAGGCTCTTATCCCATCCCCGATCGCAAACGAGCTATCAACGCGCTGGGGCGAGTAGCGCAGCACGGCACGCCGGCGCAAAGGGCGACCGTCCACGCAGCGGTGTGTAGAAAATTTCCCGGATTGCCAGCCTGCAAGCGCGGCGGCTAATACAGCCGGACGTAACAAAAGAAGGCGCGCGGCAACAAGTGCCGGAGTGCCTGCAGCGCTAATAGCGGCATGCCGACCGGATCGAGCAAGGCCAGCGCGCAGCCGGGTATGGGCTCGAGCTCGCTGACGAGCATGTCGGCGGCGTCGATCAGCCCACTCTGCGCTTTGTAATCGCGGTAGTAGTCGGCGACCTCGACGATGAGCGACAGTGCTTGGTCGATCGGCGTTTTCTTGTAGCGCTCCTCGAGGCCGACGCAGTCGAGCCGGGCAGCGATCACAAGCCCGATCGCGGCGTGGATCTGCTGGCAGGCGTGGGCCAAAAATTCTTTGCTTTTGGTTTTGGTCGCGCGTTGGATCAAGGCGGCGAATTCGGTCACCATCTCGTCCATGTCTTCGCCATCGATGAGCGGGCGCGCATCGCGGGTGTGTGCGCCGATGATTGCGACAGTGCTGCCGACAATGGCACCAGGAATGATGTCGTCGAGAATGGTGTCGGGATTGCTGACACCGAGCGCGCGCACCACCGCGGCATCGAGTTTGGAAACTTCGCCTGCGCGCCAGGCGGTGACCACCAACTGACTCAAGTCGATGCGCTCGGTGAGTGCCGCGGCGATGGCGTGGTGCACGTTGTCGATGGAGCGCATCGGGGCTAAGGTTGCGCCTATGGGCGAGGTCATTCAATACGACGCCGCCGCCGAGCTTGAACGCGATCGTAACGCTTTCCGCATGATGCTCGAGGGCGACCCGGTCAGCGAGATTGCGCGCGAGCTCAAATGCAATGTTGCCGACGTGTACGCCGCGCAGCATCGTATGTGCGCCGGCGTCACCCCGGAATTCAGAACGCGCGTGCTCGAGATTGAAATCGCGCGCGCCGAAGCGCTGAATAAGGTTTTCTACAAGAAAGCCATCGCCGGCGACATCGAGGCGGCGAATTGGTGCATGCGCCGCGCCGAGCGCATGTCGAAATGGCTTGGCCTCGACGTGCTGCCGCGCGGCGACGCGGTTACCGATGACAGCCGCGAGCCGAGCTCATTCGAGAAAATCCACGAGATGATTCTTCGCATCGGCCGCAAGGGACCGATGATCGACGGTGAGGTGGTCGAGGCGCCGGAAGATGGCTGACCGTTTTCTCAACATCGTGCACCAGATTCATTATCTGCGCGAGCACATCGAGCAGTGGCCCGACCAGCAAAAGCTCGCCTTGGCGCAGGAGGCCGGCGACGACTACACGACAGAGTGGACGTTCGCGGCGCGCAACGCGCAACTTCCGCCCAACGACCTCGACTGGTGCTGGCTGTTTCTCGGCGGCCGCGGCACCGGCAAATCGCACGCCATGTCGGCGTCGGTGCACATGGCTGTCCGCGCCGGCCTTGGCCGTATCCACGTGGTCGCCCCGACCACCGCCGATGTGCACGACGTCAACCTCGAGGGCGTGAGCGGCATTCTCGCGACTTCACCGAAGGGCACGCGTCCGCGCTGGGTCGCCAGCCGGCGGCGGCTGGAGTGGTCGAACGGCGCGCGTTGCGTGTTTTTTTCCGGTGAGGAGCCCGACAGCCTGCGCGGCCCGCAGTGCGAGCTGTGCGTGATCGACGAGATTGCGCGCATGCGCTACCAGGCCGAAGTGTTCGACATGGCGTTCATGGGCACGCGGCTCGGCGACAAACCGCGCATGCTGCTCGCCACTACGCCGCGGCCAACGCCGTTCATGAAAAAGCTGATTGCAAAAGAAGGGGTCTCGATCACCAGCGGCACCACCTACGACAACGCGCACCACCTCTCGGCCGCGTTCTTGCGCAAGGTGCGCGAGCTCTATGAAGGCACGCGGCTCGGCCGGCAGGAGCTCATGGGCGGCATGCTGCTCGATCCGGTCGCAGCGCTGTTCAAAGACGGTTGGTTCGTGCATCAGGACGTGCCGGACGACATCATCGAACAAGTTGCGGTTGGCGTCGATCCGTCGGGCGGCGGCGACGATGTCGGCATCGTTGTCGTGGCGCTGCTCAACGACGGGCGCCTGGCGGTGCTCGCCGATCGCACCCGCACCGGCAGCCCGGCACAATGGGGCGAGGAAGTGGTCAAGGCCTATGACGATTTTGATGCCGACGATTGCGTGGTCGAGCGCAATTTTGGCGGCGACATGGCGGCCGATGTCATCCGCGAGGCGGCGCGCCGCCGGCATGCGGCCGAGCTCCGCCCAAGTGAATTGATTCGCGTGCACGAGGTCTCGGCGTCGCGCGGCAAAGTCATGCGCGCTGAGCCGGTTTCGCTGCTTTACGAAAAAGGCCGCGTCGTGCACCGCCGCGGTCTCGACCAACTGGAAGCAGAAATGCTATCGTTCAGCCGCGATTGGGATCGCGCGGTCGACGGCAGCCCCAACCGATTAGACGCTGCAGTGTGGGGGCTCACTCGGCTTTCGCGCATCGTGACGCACATTCCGTGCGTATAAAGGCGCGGTCATGTTTATCAGCAGCGCATGCTCGGGCCGACCGTATGAAGGTCAATTGCCTGATCCCTGGCCGTCGTTTGGGGCCATGGGTGCCGGCGGTGCGCGCACCGTTCTGACTGCCGCTTTCACCATGCCAGCCGAAGGCGCAAACGGTGTCGCGCAAGTCGAGGACACCGAGGGATTAGCCCCCGGTCAGATCGTCCACATCTCACCGATCGGTTGGCTTCGCGTCGTCACCGTCAATTCCGGCACCAGCGTCACGTTGCAAAATGCCGAGTATCCCGGCAGTAGTGCGCCGGGCGCGGTGGCAGCATCAGGAGGCAGGGTTGTGACAACAGGACCGCAAGGACGACCCGGCCCGATTGGTCCGTCGGGAACGGTCGCGGTTGGCACGGTGGCATCGGGAACGCCGGCTGCCGTCACCAACACCGGCACCGCAACGGCTGCCGTTCTCAATTTCACTTTGCCGCAAGGTGATCCCGGCCCGCCGTTTACTCCTTCACCAACACCACCGGCGACACCGGCCCCTGGCGAGATATGGACGAACCAGAATAACGGGGACCTGTTCGTGTTCATGGGGCCTCCGCTTAATGCGTGGAGGCAAGTGTGAAATACCCGCCGCACCAAGAGCTCATTACGGCGACGCGCGCGCCGCGGTCATTTCCCACCAACCCGGTCGACGGCCAAGAGCACATCGAAAACGGCATTCTGTTTCGCTGGGATGCGAACGCGATGGGGCCTGGCCTCGGCGCCTGGCGGCGGATCGGCCCGGTCGCTACCGAGACGCGCTACGATCACACCGAGAGCCCGGCGGCTGATGTGTGGACGATCCCGCACAATCTCGGCTTCCGCAACGTCCAGCATCTCGTCATTAACAATTCTGGCAACACCGTTATTGGTGATGTGGATTGGCCGGGATCAACGGCCACGGCTTTGCGTCTCGTCTTCGATAATCCCGTCCAAGGCACCGCGACCATTTGGAGGTAGGCCATGCCCATCGAACTACAGACCAACATCGCACTCAAGACCACACCGGACGCACCGGATCATTTGGTGAATGTCCAATGGGTCGAGCAGTTCTTTACCGGCAAGGTAAAGGCACCCGTTCGGTTGGTGTCGACCGTCGACATACCGGGGACATATGCAGCAGCAACCCACACGCTCGAGGTTACCGCTACGGGGCCGACTGATATCGACGGTGTCACCGTCAACGTCGGCGATCGCGTCTTGCTCGTTGGGCAAACCGCAGGCGAGGAGAACGGAATTTACGTCGTGGCCGCTGTCGGTGCGGCAACAACTCACACCGAGCTCGACCGCGCCGCCGACTTCAACGACCCCAGCCAAATCTTTGAGGGCGTCACCATCGCCGTCAACCAGGGCGACACGCAAAGCGGCACCACGTGGAAGTTAGTCACCGGCGGTCCGATCACGCTCGGCTCAACGCCGCTCGATTTCATCAGCGTCACGCCGGCGACGGGTACGGCCGCTTTTAGCGAGACAATCACCGGCGACGGCGTCGACACTGAGTTCGATGTTGTGCACAACCTCGGCACCTCGGATGTCAGCACCACGATCCGAAATCTGGCGACGCAAGGCATGGTGTTGGCGGACGTGAAGGTGGTCGACAACAACACCGTCGAAGTCGGCTTTGCCGAGCCGCCGCCGGCAAGCGCAGGCCCCTATCGAGTCACGGTCATCGGCTGATGCTTGAAATCCTTGCGCGCACACGGCTGCCGGTCGCGCCGGTTCTACCGGACGAGCTCGCGCGCAAGGACGACATCGGCTTGCTGCGCGGCCATCCCGGGACCTACGTGGCCGGCACGGACTTCGACGGGGCAGGCCTCCCCACGCTGCAAGAGTTTCTCGACGCAAACATCAACGGCCGGGCGTTTGCCGAAGGCGTGACGATCGATAACGGCAACTTCTCGCGCTCGACGCCGATCCTCATTCATGACGTGGTGCTGCCGGGAAGCACGCTCGACATCATTTCCAACGCGCAGTTTGCCACCGACTGCACAATCTCAGGCGTAGCGGGTGCGGTTCGCTTTTCCGGTAACTCGAGCAGCGAGCTCGTCAGCGACACGTTGAGCATTCAAAGCGTCATCGGATCGGTGACGCTCGCATGGGCGACCGGGTCTGCGTCGTCCATCTCGTTCGGTGATGTGAGTTTGTTTTCGTGCCGCGATGTGCGCTTCGACCCCGACATCTACCCGTTTCGCATTAACGAGCTCCTATTGATGGCGTCGGCGGTCATCCTGCAGGGCCAAGGCGCTGCGAGCCACCAGTACGCGCGGACGAAAATGCGGTTTAACAGCCGCCTCGAGATACACAGCAACCTAGGAGCGGCGGCCGTTACCCTTAATGCCGATTCGCCGGAGCATGGGTTTGTCATTGACTACCGCGAACCGAGCCGGCCGCTCGAAACCTTCGCGCGCAAGGCAGACACCATCGGCTCGAGTTATGGCGCCTCAGCGCCGAGCAATCCGCGCGCCGGGATGTTGTGGGCGCGGCCGGGTGCCGGCTGCGCCGAGCTCTCGGTTTGGACCGGAACGGAATGGCTGCCGCTCTGCGGCGGTGCGCCGTTAGGCCCGTCGACTTGGGACGGCGGCAACACAGTGTGGGACGGCGGTTCCACCATTTGGGACGGGTGATGACATGACCAGCCAAGTCGATCCGAGCGTTCCGGTTCAAGGCAATCCGACCACGCAATCGATGCGCGATAATTTCGCGGTCATCAAGGACGAAATCGAGGACCTGCAGAACGACATTGCCGCGCTTCCGCCCGGCGGCGGTGGCGCTACGATCGACGATACGGCGGCGAGCACCACGACGGTGTTCTCGTCGAGCAAGACGCTAAACGAAATCGGCGCTTTGATCAGCGACGGGACAACGACGCCAACCGAGACCTGGTCATCGCAGAAAGTCAGCGACGAGATTAACGCCATTGTTGTTAGCGGCGGCGGCGTAGCGATCAACGACACGACGCCAAGCACGACCACGGTATTTTCCGGCAGCAGGGTTACGGCCCTGGTCGGCGAGAAGCAGGACGCGATAACCGCGACCGGCACTGCAAATCTTTTGACCGCGCCGGCCGCGGCCGGTGGTCAGCCGGGGACCGTGGCGCAGAATACTCTCGCCCCGGCAAACATCACGTTGGCCAATGCGGCAGGCTCCACAGAGCTGCCGATTACCACGAGCGGCACGACCACGTCGAAGATTCAAACGCTGCGCAATCTCACACGATGGCTGTTAGAGAACGCCGGCAACATCACGCTGACGAATTCGGCCGGCTCTATGGTGTTGCCGCTCACCACCGTTGGCTCGGTACAATCCAAGCTGCAAGCTTTGCGCAACAATATGCGCTGGCTGCTTGAGGTCGGCGGGGTCGTTGACAAAAACGAGGAGCTCCCAAACGGCGCGAACCTCAACGGCACCCCATACGTCTACGCGGGAATGTGGAAGTGGGCTCGAGCGGACCAATTCAACGACATTGTGAATGCCCCGACACAGACCGACCGCGGCGTGCTTACGGTTTTTCGCGCACGCGACTACATCCGACAATCGCTGGCAACGCGCACCGCAAATGTTGCAGACCCGCCGCGCATCTTTGAAAGAATGGCTGCGCTCAATCCTGCTGGCACCGCCGCATTGAGTTGGAGCGCTTGGTTTGAAACCACCGCACAGGCTCCGGGGCCAATCGTGCGGCCACCGGCAGCCCTGCCCAATGCGCCCGCGATCGCAAATTTTGCTGTTCAGAGCTACCGGCCATATGCCTACATCACGGGGAGCGGCCCCGGCACAGACTACGCCGGGACGTGGTCTTCTTTTCATTGGAGCCCGCCGCCGGGCGCAACGATCGACCCGGACTTTTACGAGGTCGAATGGAACACGGTTAACACCTTCCCGCCTGCCGGCATCCCTGACCCGGTGTGGCCGCGGCAAGATTGGCGCGGTAATCCAGGCAATACCACCGGGGCCGGACGCGACGTGACGCATTGGGGAGGTTGGGGCTACTTCCAACATTATCCGCAGCTACCCTTTGGCGCGACGATCTATTGGCGGGTACGCGCCCGCACTGTCGCGCCGAATCCAGTGTTGACGAGTCCGTGGAGCGCTGTCGCAAGCTTCCGCACACATGCGACATCGCTTGGCCCCTGGCAGCCGCCGCCGCCTTACACGCCGTCGTTCTTTGCCGCCGCACGCGAGCCGGTCACTTTCCATGCCGGCGCTACATCAACGTCGATGCAAATCGTCGGCGACTTCCCCTTCATCTCTGTTGAGAAGGGCGGCTTGGTCGAAATCAATTCGCCAGTGTATGCACATGGCGGACTGTTCACGCCCGGCGGTCTTGTCCAATCAGCGGCGGACCCAAGGGTGACGACGGGCGTGCAGCCGTACCGCATCGGCTTGAGCCAAATTCTGCAACTCGAGCCGATCTCCTACAAGTACAACGGCAACGGCGGTATGAACGGAAACCGATCGTATGTCGGGCTAGCGCCAGAACGCGCGCGCTCGATCGTGCCCGAGGTTGTCGGCTCCTATCGTGCTCGTGTTCACGAGGAGGACGAGCGCGAAAGCGATATCCTGACGACGTCCGCCGAGCCGTTGGTCTTTGCGTTGATCAACGCCGTTAAGGAGCTCGAGGGACGGCTGCGAGCGTTGGAGGGCGGTCAGCCTATACGGCGGCGCTGATGCGATCGTTCAAGACCGCGCACCATGTGCACACGCTGAATAGTCCTGGTGACGGGACTGTCCGGCCGAGGGATGTCATCGAAGTCCACTATCGCATGGGCTTCGACATCCTTTGCATCACCGATCACAATTATTTAACGCGCACTTGGCCTACAGCGACTCGAAGCATCACGCAGGAACGATTGGATGAAATATCAGCCGGCGTCGGTCGCGGCGGCAGACGCATGCTGCAAATTCCAAACGTCTGCGAACAATCGCGCAGCGATCACCTCAACACGTTTTTTGTCGATTATGTGAATCCCTCGGTCCCCAACAATCCAGCCGCTCAACTGGCGAACATGAAAGCCAGTTTGGCGGAAACGGAAGCGCAAGGCGGCCTGGCGCACGTTAATCACCCTGGCCGCTTCACCAACAATCAGTCGAACAACCAAACGTGGATCGACCGATGTCTTGAGCTATTCAGCGCTGAGTTTACGACAAACGTCGGCATGGAGATCATGAACAAAGACGACCGCTATCCGAATGACAGGATTTTGTGGGACAACGTCAACACCGAAACGATCCCGCAGGGCCGATACGTTTACGGCTTCTCGAATGACGACTCGCACCGCAATTCGGAGATTGGTTGGAGCTTCAACGTAATGTTCATGCGCAAGAACACGTTGCAGGAATTCCGCGAGGCGATGACCGCCGGCCGGTTCTATGCGGTCGCCAGAGTTGCTGGCCACGAGGGTGTCAACAATCAGGACTTGAATGAGCCGCCGCCGGCGATCAGCGACATCGCGGTCACGCCCGCAAGCATCAAGATCACGGCCGAGAATTACGACCGGATCGTGTGGCTGACCTCGGGCGGGGTGCCTGTTGCCGAGGGGGACACCATCGACCTCGGCGGGGCCGGCTTGGTCGTCTTTGTCAGAGCTAACGTGATCGGACGCGGCGGCATCGCTTTCACCCAACCCTTCGGTGTTTGATGTGGCCGATTGCGGTCATCGGCTTTAATCGGCCGCAGTACCTCGAGCAGACGCTCACCTCGTTGGCCAATCAAAAGCGGCGCATCGACGGCGTGGTCGAGGAGCTTGCGGTTGATCGCATCGCCTTGTTTCAGGATGGCGCGGTCAACAAAAAAAGCGGCGAGCGCTATGCCGACGATACCGAGATCGCCGAGAACGTGGCGGTGTTCCGGCGCATCTTTCCGCGCGGCGAGGTTTTCGAATCACCGGCAAATATCAGCATCGCCGCAAACATCGACCGTGCAGAGCGGTGGGTGTTCGACACGCTCAAGTCTGACGCCGGAATATTTTTCGAAGATGATCTCGTCGGCAACAAATACTATCTGCAATCGCTGTGCGGAATGCTCGAGCTTGCGCTCGCCGACAAGCGCATCGCTTACGTATCGTGCTACGGCGAGCATCGCTTGTGCTTGCGGCTGCAGGAGCGGACACCGACCAAATACATTCCGCTGGTGCATCATTGGGGCTTTGGCATAACCCGCCGGCAGTATCTATTGAGCAAGCCTTATGTCGACGATTACTTGGACCTGATCAAAGACAACGATTACCTGCGCCCCGATCTAAGAGCGATTTTTAAGATGTTGGAAAAGTGGGGTATGGGGCCGTTGTTGCCAGCGCAAGACATCATTCGCGGCGCGATTTGCTGCAAGGTCGGATCGCTGCGGCTCAACACCACCGCTTGCCTCGGAAAATATATCGGTGCGGACGGCACCCATCACACGCCGCGGCAATACGATCGGATGCGCTACGGCAAAACCGAGGTGTACCCGCGACCGATTACCGAATTCCCGGCGCTCACCGACGCCCAATTTCAGGATTTCACTGCACGGCAAGACAAGTGGCTGCGCAACGACCTGACCTGGCACGCGCGGCAATGGATGATCGGCGTCGGTTTGGCGGAAAAGAATTGGCCAAATTTTGAGGTCGAGTTTGATCGCGCGCTCGGCGTTGTCAGCAACATCGATCCGCAAGGGCGTCGGCGGATATGAACCTGCACCGCCACAGCCACACGTTCCTAACCTTGGAGCAAATGGCGACTAGCCGGGTCATGCCATATCGCAGGACCTATGAGTTCGCCGGTGATTTCATCGACGAGCAACACGAAAAGCTCGGCACCGCAAGGCGCAATTCAAATGGCTTTATCGACATCGGTCTCTACGGACTGTTGTCGCCGACCGATGCGTTGAAGCTCTATGAGCTAACCTACTTTTGCGGCGGCGATGTGCTCGAGCTCGGCACCGGCTACGGACTGTCGGCGTTCATCGAGGCGCAGGCCTCGCATGCTGCCGGGCTGGACAACGAAATTGTTACTATCGAGATATTGCCAGATCGAGTCGCCATTGCACAGAAAAGGTTGCTCAGCAAACACGGATGCGAACGGGTAAGATTTATCTGCGGCAACTACATCCATGTGCTCAAGGAGATGGAACGGTCATTCAAGTTTGTGTTCGTGGATCATTCGCACGATTTCGACAATGTCTATTGGCTCTGCAAAAATTATCTCGCGAAGGTGATGGAGCCCGGTGCTTTCGTGTTGTTCCATGACTTCAACGACCCGCGCAATCCCGACAAGGAGCACAAGGACTACGGCGTTTACCAGGGGGTCCAAGGCGGTCTCGATGCGTCGCGGTTTGAATTTTGGGGCATCTATGGTTGTGCCGGCCTGTTTCGTTTAAAGTAGGTATCAGCCGTTCGGGTGAATATTTACCGGAAGCGGTACCGACGATAGGGAGGTGCCAATGCCGCCCGTGCCATCACGACCAACGCCTGCAGGAGGCCCGACCATGTTGACTGAGGATCAGATTCTCGCGCGGCTGAAAGCCGAACGTCATCCGCTTGCCCAAGGATTTGCGCAATTGGCGAACCAGGAGATGCAGCAGCCGGCATCTGCGGCGCGGTTGGCTGCAATGACGCGGCTGCTCAGCGCCTCCGAGAGTGCTGCAAAGCTGTTCGCCCCGGCGCCAGCACGGCCGGCGCGGCCAGCGCCAACAGCACGACCAGCACCGGCGCGGCCCGCCCCGACACGGCCGGCACCAGCAGCCCGGCCTGCGCCGCCGCCCGCTCGGCCCGCACCAGCACCACCGAGGGCTGCGGTACCACCACCGCGAGCGGCAGTGCGGCCAGCACCACCACCACCACCACCGCGGCCGGGCGCTCCAGTGCAGCCGCGCCGACGATAGGAGGCAGTCATGGCATGTGGCGGTTGCGGCCAAGCCCGCGGCATTGCGGTGGCTGGCTTGCGCTCGGGCGACGTGCGAGGTTTCGCGCGCGGCATCTCAATGGGCGTCGCCGTGAATTGGCAAAAGATGACCGGCACCTATAACGAGGCAAACTACGTCAGTTCTGTGCCGGTCAGGGAAGCGAAGCCGTATCAACGGCCGGTGGAGCGAACGAGATAAAATGGGCTTCCGTGCCTGGTTCACGAAGCAGGAGGAGTCGCCGCCGCAATTCTTCGTGGGCTCGGCCCGCGGTCCGCAAGTTTCACTCGATCGCACCAGCACAGAGATGCTGCGCGAGTTCGTGCGCTCGATCTACATCTGGCGCAGCGTCGACATGATTGCGCAGATGGCGAGCGCGGTGGCGCTCGAGGTTCATTCCGAGGGCGGGCAACTCTCCCCGCAAGCGCGCCAGGTCGCCGCGCTTATGCGCAAGCCAAACCCGCAATGGACCGGCGCGGCGCTGCAGTATTTCCTCGCCGCAAGCCTCGCCATCACCAACCGCGCCTTCCTCAAACGTGTCGGCGGCGTTGCCAACGGCGCCAGCACAACACAAGAGCTCTGGCCGCTCAACGCCGATGAGGTCACGATCAGATACGCCAACGGCTCGAAGATGATCGAGGGCTTTGAGCTCATGCCGCGCATGGGACAGCCGAGCCAATTCTTTCCGGTCGGCGAAGACGGCCAAAGCGAAATTATTTTCATTCATCGGCCGGTGCTTAATCCGCAGGCCGATCGCTCGCCGGCGGCGATCGCGGCCCCGCCGGCGGAAACCTTCACAAGGATTTTGCAGCGATGTGCCGATATTGTTTCCAACTCCTCCAACATCACCGGCTTGCTCTCAACCGACGCCGACATTCTCGAGCCGGCATTGGAGAAAATGAAGGACAAGCTCGCGCAATTCAAGCTGCGCGGCACGGAGAGCGGCGGAACGCTGTTGAGCTCGAATGCAAAGTGGACATTCACGCGGTTGAACGAGGACCCGGCCAGCGCGCTCTCGGTGGCGATCAAGGATAGCCTGGCGCGCGACGTGGTGATGACGTTCGGCGTACCGAGTCAATTGGTGGGGCTCCCCGGGCAAGATACCTACAACAATATTGCCATGGCACGGGTCGCGTTTCTCACCGACACCGTTATGCCCGGCTACATCGGGCTCTATGTCGCGGCGCTCAACCTCGCGCTGCTCTCCAGCGAGGACGCGATCATTCGGCCCGACATCTCGCAATTACCGGTGATGGTGCAGGGGCGCCTGCAGATGACCGAGACCGCGGTGCGCGCCACCATGCTGTCGGTCAACGAGCAGCGCGCGCTGCTCGGCTATCCGCCGCATGACGACCCGATGGCGGATGTGCCAGTGATGGTCGAGGACCTCCTGCGCAAGCGCCTGCAGGTCGAGATATTCGGCGGCCACATGACCGGCGGTGGAGCCGCGCCACGGCCAGGTGCTCCGGCTGCCCCACAGCCACCGCCGATGATGAAGGAGATCGAGCCATGAGAGTGACGCTCTTGCTTTTGGCCTTTGCCGCTTCTTGTCTCGTGCTGGCGCTCTCAAGTTGCGGCGAGCCGAGCAAGGCTGGCGCGACGACGGCAGCGCAGGACATTAGCCAATGGCACAACCGCCGCTGCCGTTGCACGCGCTCCGATCGGCGCGGGTGTGTGCACTGGTCTTGCCGTCGTGTTGATTGACGTTCGCAGCGATCGCGAATTCCAGCGCTACCTCGGCGAGCAGGAGCAAAAGCTTTATCTGCGCATGTGGCCGGTGGCGACGGCGTTTTTGCGGCTTTACGTCGCGCAGAATTCCTGGCGAGCGCAAACATATTTCGTCAACCGTGGCCAGGCGGTGCTGCTGGCGGCGTATCGCAGAATCTACGCCGATCAATATCGGGCGGTGACCAACAACTCAAACAATTCGAAGGCCTGGCCACCGACGGCGAATGATTTCATGCGCGAGCAATTGATCTATTTGGCCAGCAAAGCCGGCTCGAGAATCACCGGCCTGTCGGTCACCATGACCGAGCTCATCGGGCGCATCATCATGGAAAAGGTGCAGGAAGGCTGGGACAACCGGAGGATCGCGCGCGAAATTCAAGAGCTCGCCCCGGAAATTTCCAAAGGGCGGGCCGCGGTCATTGCAAGAACCGAAACACACAATGCAGCACTCGCGGCAATATTCGAAACCGCGAGCTATCGACGCATCCCGGTACGCAACAAAACATGGTGGACGGCCGGCGATGAGAAGGTCCGGCCCGCCCATGCTGCCGTGCACGGCGTCACGGTTCCCTTTGGCGAGTCGTTCAACGTCGGCGGCTTTGCGATGTCGAGGCCTGGCGATGAGTCGGCGCCGGCCGACCTCGTCGTCAACTGCCGCTGCTCGCTCTTGCTCAATACGGAGGAGTGACCATGACCGATTGGTTCAACACACCGGACCCGAGTGATCCGCCCGAGGAAGATCAAGACTTGCTCGACCAGGTCGATGCCGCAATCGGCGCTTTGGCCGACAAGCTCGAGCTTGAGCCCAACCTAATGCGAACCGAGGCGATGGCATTCATCAAAACGGTGGCGCCGGAATGTTCCATTTTCATGTCGCTGATCTGGCCGGCAGCGCGCGAGCTCGCTGGCTTGCCGCGCAGCGCCGGCAAAGGTGGGCGGCCGAAAAAACCTGACGTTAGGTTTCCCGAATCCGGTAAGCCGATTGCGCCGTTCCGGTAATTGGCCTAGCTTCTCATGCTGCGGCGCTCGGCTGCAGCAGGGTTCGCCCTCCCTTTCTCTACCATGAGATTGTTGTAGCCGACCGCCGCGCCTCGCGGGGGTCCGCATGCTGTTGTTTCAAGACTTGGCCGGCGTTGAAACGAAGTCGCTCCGCGAAGCAAAGAACGACGATAACCAAAAGATTGCCCTGTTCGCTGGAATCGCATCCACCGCCGACAAGGACTTAACCGATGACATCATCGAGGCCGGGGCGTTCGGCGAGGTCAACGCCGAAGACATCCGGCTCTTTCGTGACCACGATCCGCGCCAGGTCATCGGCAAGTGGCATAAGTTCGAGCAGAAGGGCAAGCGGTTGGAGGTCGAGGGGGAAATCGGGCTCGACATCGACAAAGGGCTCGAAACCTACAAGCTGATGAAGCACGGCTACATCAAAGGGCTTTCGGTGGGCTTTCGACCGAAGCGTGGCGGCGTCAAATGGGATGAGGAAAACGACATCCGCTACATCAAGAGCGCCACGCTACTCGAAATCTCGATCGTATCCATTCCAGCTAATCCGGGTGCGCGCATCCACGCGGTCAAGTCGCTGTCACCCGAGAACACGCGGCAATGGCTGTTCGATGGCGGCCTGGCCGAGGACGAAGTCGACATCGTGATGGCGCGCGGTTTTGAGGCGCTGCTGAAAACCAAACGCATCAACATCACCGAGATCGACGGCTATCGTGCGCATGACGATGCCGCCTTCACCGCGCTGGCAAACGAGGCCAAGCGCTTTGCGGAGTTACTAAGATGACCCAAGACGCGGTTGCGGAATTGCTCAAGACCGTACAGGCCGATGTGAAGGCGGCACGCGAGAACGTCGAGAAGACTGACAAGGCGCGCGTCGATGCCTTTGAGGAGCTCAAGGGCGAAGTTGCCAAGGGCTCCAAGACGGCGGCCGATACCGAGGCCAAACTCACGCGCATCGCCGCTGAGGCGGCCGAGAACGTCAAGCGCCTGCAGGGACTCGAGGAAGCCATCAACGGGCTGATGAAGCAGACCCACCGTCCAGGCGGTCATGTCGAGGACAAGGGAAAGGCTGCTTTGCGCGAGTCAGCCATCGGCTTGCTTGAGCACAAACACATCAACGTCTACAGCAAGCAGGAAAATCTGCGCGAGCATCCGTTCACTTACACCGAGGATCAGATTGCCGAGGCCGAGCTCGCCATCAAGGGCTTGCGGGCGATGATGCATACGACCGATTACAAAACCCAATTATCGCCTGAGTACGTGAAGGCGCTGTCGGCGTTCACGTTCGGGTCGCAAGGCTTCATCATGGCACCCGAGCAATCAAACGAGATTTTGTCCTGCCTCGTCGATGTCACCGACATCACCGGCCTCATGCGCAACATGACAATCAGCGGGCCGTCGATTCGATTCCCGGTGGACAATGAGCTTTGGGATGTGGCCGCTTGGGCGTGTGAGAGCTCGTGCTTTGCCAACAATCCGACGCAACAGATCGGCAGCGGCCTCGGTGAACTTGAGATAAAGCCCGAATCGCTTCGATACATTGTCTGCGCGACAAGGGAACTTTTGGACGATGCTTCGACTAACATCGAGGCGTGGATGATCGACAAGGTCAACCGCGCGTTTCGGCATCAGATCAACGCCGCGATCCTGATCGGCGACGGGTTTGGCAAGCCGATAGGGATTCTCAACCCAGCGGCGGGCATTCCGATCATGGACACCTCGAATGCGACGCCGCCCGGCTTTTTCACGTGGCAAGACCTGATCCAACTTAAGTGGTCGATCCCGATATCGCTCAACGGCAACGGCGCCTACCTGATGAACCAGCACACGTTCGGCCTCATTCTAACGATGTCAGATGCGAACGGCCGGCCGATCATCCTCAACAACCCGACCGAGGCCGGGCAAATGATCATGAACGGCACGCGCGTTGTGATCGTGCAACAGATGCCCGAGGTTGAGACGGGCCATACACCCATCGCTTACGGCAACTGGAACCGGGTTTACATGATCGTGAACCGGAAGAATGTCACAATGCAACAGGACCCGTACTCGGCTGGGTTCTGTATTCTTTACAAGTTTGAGGCGCGCATCGGCGGCGGCATCATCTGCCCCAACGCAGCGCGGCTCCTGCGGATCAGATAGGAGGTCACATGAGCGGATATTCAGCGGCCGGCCAAGTCCAATCGTGGGACGCCAAGGCGCCCAAGTGGGTGGACCTCATGCCGGGCATTGCCTACGCGATTTGCGTTAGCAATCCGACGGACAACGATGTCGACACCGGCACGATAACGGTCGAGGTGGCGGACGAGGACCCTAACACCCCGTGCCGGCCTGGCCCGTTTGCGACATTCCAAGTCGATGCCGATTGCGCGCAGCCGATCGGGGTGACACCGCGGCCCGCGGTGATCGAGCTCTCGGTTGAGCATCCGATCCCGGCACACATGCAGTGCTCGTATGCCTTCCCCTGCCCGAAGCGGTTTGCACGGATTGCGACTGGTTCGCCGGCTACGCTCGACATCCACATCGCGATCACCCGCTTGAAGCGGACCGGGATGGGTGCCGTTGATGCGAGCGTCTGGCCGTGGGGCTACATGCATCCTTACAGTGCACCGATCGCGCAACCGATCGCGGCACAAACAGCGCCAGCGCCCGTGCCGCGTGCTCCGGTACCACCGCCACCGCGGCAGCGAGCACCGGCGCCGGCGGAGTGACGCTTGGAGGTCCTGTTTAATCGCGGGACCTCGACGCCGCGAAAGGTCAGCGGCACAATCACGCGCATCGCCTTCCACGGTGAGGGCGAAGCGCGTTTTCGTTTGCAGCACACACGCGACGAAAACGGGCAGCCGGACGAGTTCTCATGGGTTGACGTGTCCGGCATGTCGGACGGCCGACTCGACGATCCGTTGACCGAGTTGGAGGGCGTAAGGCCCGGCATGACCACGTTGCCGCCGCGCTACATTGGCAGCGTTCGGCGGCCGGTGCTGGTCGACCGTGTTACCGGAAACG